CTTCTGGTCTCTTTCTTTTTCTTTTTTAGCCTAGATCGAATGGTGTAGCACCATCAACATCTAGCCATCCTATTCTTCCCTCGGGTGGACATGGATCGTAGGAACCTTGCAGTTTTAAGATCTCAGGTTTATTGAGTTTGACAAACATCATAGTCATGTCTTTCCTCGTCCTGATAATCTTTGTCTGGAAAGGTCCTGTGATTCCTTTACTCTCCACTAGACGCATGGTCTTGCAGAGAGAAGTTCCCTCAGTCATTAAGACAGCTTTTTCAATCAAGGCATTCTCTGTGTTCTTCCAATAACTTATTTGTGCCACCAGAAGGTAACGTCCCTCATTAAAACGAGATTTTGTAAACTCGTAATGGTGGATTACCATGGGACAGGCCAAGCATTCTTTCGGACTAACTGCTTTTCCCTCATATTTAAGTTTGAGTTCATTGGCAGTTCTGGTCCTCGGTGTATACAGGTCCAGCATAAGCTAATGGATTTAGGTGCATAGCAGGTGTTCGTTCTCCCGTCCAGAATCCTGATTCTAAGACTGGGAATGGCTCTTGTGGGTCACCAAGAATTTCACCCTGTGGGAGTCGAGGTCTCAACCCTTCAGCGAGTGGGAATAGACGTTTATTTTCGTCCGATCGACAATCCCAGGCTTCGGCAAGGGACCTAGCCCTATGGTTGTGCCACTTCTTAGCAGCACGGTCGATCTCTATCCACCCCTCCACTGATTGGAGCCTATCGAAGAATGGCTTATATACCCTTCTCCAATATCTCTCTAAGTTCCCTATGTCGAGTCCCCTAAGTCCTCCTTTCATACCAGCCCATGACATCATCACTCGGTCACGATCGTCCTTGTTCTCCGGGTTGAAGGGTTTCTTCATTTCCTTTTTGAATCTTCGTTCAATACGTCTCCGAGAAGGTGTCTTAAGGCGAGCATTATGGGAGTTAATAGAGGCCCCTAAGAACTCAAATCTCTCTTCCTCACAGTGTACCACACGCCAGTTTGGTTTCAGGGACTGTCCGTTTTCCTCTGTTAGGTCACGGAGTACTCTCACCATGGTATGCAGGTAATTTAGGTTTGAGCTTATCATAAGCTTGTCATCACAGAATCGATAGTAATCATGGATTCCATATTCAACGATGATGGTCCAATCTATGGCCGCATGATAAACATGGCCTAAGATGTTAGAGGAGGCTAGCCCGAGGGCCATACCTACCTCTCCATGCATTCGGTCAATTGTTGCATCACACAACCAGATCAGCCATGGATCCTTGATATGTTGTCTTATGTACTTAGCCATTACCTTGTGATTAATCGTCGGGTAATAGTGATGAGTATCACAGACTGCCACATACAAATCTTTTCTGTTATGAACCCGCTTTATGACGAGCTCTCTTAATTCATGTTGACCTTTTCCTTTGATAGATCCATAAGAGTGAGGATGTATAATCTTTTTCTTCTCCATGAAAACATACTTAAGGCATGCATCAAGGAGAGTATCCACAATTTGATCCTCTGGCACGGAAGCAAATATGTTTCGCCTCTTGCCATTCTCATAACGGATGAACGTATTGAAGGGATGAAATTCATAAGATTGGATCATGAGGGCATTATAGATTCGATCTATGTTACCCTCTGGGTCCTCAAAGAATTTACCCCAGTTCTTTATCATGGATCGGGTCCACCTACTTCTTTTTTCTCCTCGACACAGGTAGGTAACTATGTCTCGGAGGCGGTCTTTTGTTAAGAACTTATCTCTTACTCTTCCGACTTTCTTCATTACTATTTTTCGGAGTCTAGCTTTCGTTCGGACTCAATGTTACAAGTAGGAATTGACCTATGCAGGTCGGGGCGTTCCAGGAAATGTAACAAGGACTTTTGCCTACTAGCTGTCGCTTTGGAGAACTCCATTGTAATGTGATTGCGAACCGTTGCCGCAAGATCTTCGCCCATAAGTCTTTTGTCTCTAAAAATAGTTTCGCGCCCACGCCTGTTCCAGTTCGTGTTCGAAGCATCGTTGTTGAAGTCGCGAGCGAACCCACCACATCCGTCACCGAGGTTCGAGTTACCACCGAGGTACGCTACACGACTGGAACCCGTGTCAGACCAAGCTGCGTCATAAAAACCAGTAGTCGTAGAACCAGCTACCTCTGTAGGAACTCCATACACATCAATATCACTAACATATGATGAAGACATATTAGTTAGATAGGTTCCAGACACATCTGAATTTGAATTATCCATAGTAGCTGCAAGATTGGCCTTTTTATCATCAAAAGTCATATAATACGTACCATTGTTTCCTTTCCAGCCTGCACCCCAGATCCATTGTTTACCATGAAGTGGATTCTCTAGGTGCATAAATCGATATGCTGTATTTGTACTATATCCAGTAGATACTTCACCTTGAGCAGTAAATAATGTATCTTCGGTTGTTCCGTTTATAAAATCACCAGCTTGACCATGGTCATAGCCGCTAATCATACCTACGTGTTTACTCTGTACATCAAATGTTCCGTAGTATGCACAAAATATCATAGTCATAACATAATACTCCCAATAGGTAAGCTCGAGAAGGTTAGCATTGGTAGCCTTAATTCCTGCTAAAAGTGCATTAGAATTCCA